TCTGGTGCAGGGAGTTGGACCTGTGTACTGGCTGACACGCCAGACGACCGTCAAGAAGATCGGTCTACAGATGTCTTTTATGAGGGAAACAGACTACCCGTGGAGGACCGGGCGTGGGATGCAGGTTGTGGTCCCGTACCGAACAGTCCAAATAGGTATTTGTAAACCATCGGAACACTACACGGTGGAAGAAGGTCTACTACATTCATTGGTTGGCCGACGACTTCCGGGGAAACCAGAGGAGATAGGCACATGGCACTGAAGTTCTGGCAAGGAGAGCAGGAACACGCAGTCCGCACCTTGGAACGACCGTCTCGGATCACCAAGTTGACTACCTCTGAACTGAAGGACTGGTTGGACATAGAGATTATGAACTTGGGTCAGGCATACGATCAGTGGCGTCATCACGCCCGTGGGGCAGACGAAGTATCAACCAGATTGGACATGCTTGCCGCAATGTGGGATGAGTTGTCGGAGAGGGAAGAGTGAACACTGACCTTCTAGAATCAGAGGTAGACGAGGATGTTGAGTCTATCGCTGATCTGGAGATTGAACTGGACGAGGCATCTGCTGAGTTTGTAGACGAACTATGTAAGAAGTTGGTGATCTTTACGGAGGAGTTCTGCGATGTTGAGTTCTTTCCGTATCAGGTGCCTATTGCGTATCGTATGATTGAGTCTATTGTCATTGGTGATGGCGAAGAACTTACAGTAATCGCTACCCGACAGAGCGGTAAATCAGAGGTACTGTCAAACGTCATTGCTTCTATGATGGTGATTCTCCCCAAGTTAGCGGTGGTGTACCCCCTCTGGCTTAGTAAGTTCGTGAAGGGCTTGTGGTGTGGTGTGTTCGCCCCCACCGAGGATCAGGCTGACACAGTGTTTAGTAGAATAGTTACTAGGTTGACCAGTGACCACGCCCTAGAGTTTCTACTGGACCCTGAGATTGACGACAGGGCTGCGTCCGGGGGGGCCCGAGGTAAGGGCAAGATCGTATCCCTTAAGAACTCTGGGTCACTTTGCCGTATGCAGACGTGTAACCCCAAAGCCAAGATCGAATCCAAGACCTACCATTTCGCCATTGTGGATGAGGCTCAGGAGGCTGACGAGTTTGTAGTTACCAAGTCTATTAAGCCCATGTTGGCGTTCAACAACGGCACTATTGCTCTAACGGGTACGGCTACTCGTAACAAGTCGTACTTCTATAAGATGATTCAGTTTAATAAACGTCGTGACATTAACAAGAAACGAGGGCAAAGGCAGTCCCACTTTGAGTACGACTGGCGTACTGCTGCTAAGTACAACGAGAACTATGGCCGGTTCATCAGCAAGGAGAAGGTGCGTATCGGGGAGGACTCTGATGAGTTTCGCATGTCCTACCTCAACCACTGGATGCTTGAGAAGGGTATGTTTGTCACCGAGGACCGTTTGGGCAGGCTGTACGACCCGTCCATGCCGCTGGTTCCTGAGTGGTGGAGGACTCCTATAGTTATGGGTATCGACGTGGCTAGGAGCAACGACTCTACTGTTGCTACTGCGGTGTGGGTGGACTGGGACCACCCAGATGGGCTGGGGTTCTTTGAGCACCGGGTCCTGAACTGGTTGGAACTGCATGACACCGACTGGGAGTCCCAGTACTTTAAGATCGTTGATTTCGTACGAAACTACGAAGTAATGAGAGTGGGCATCGACGCACAGGGCGTGGGAGGGGCAGTAGCAGAACGCTTGGCACTATTGTTACCAGACATTGAAGTTCTGTCTATCTCATCTGACGCCAAGGCCCAGAATGAGCGTTGGGTACACCTCACGGAGTTGATCCAGCGAAACCAGTTGGTCATCCCGGGCCACTCCAAGGCAAGGCGAACGAAGCGTTGGAAGAAGTTTAATCAACAGATGTTGGATCTAGAGCGCATCAACCGAGGACCATACTTGCTGGCTGAGGCCCCCGATGAGAGGGGTGCCTTCGATGATTACCCCGACAGTTTGGCCTTGGCCTGCGCCATGTCGGTTCACGACATCATGCCCACAGTGTCGGTAGCGGAGAATCCGTTCTTTGTTTAGTGGTATCATATAGCAAGGTACCTACCCGTTATCCTCGGAGGATTCCATGGCGAACGTAATGAACCCAACAGTTGCACCAGCACCACTCTTTCCTGAGGTTGCGGGCAACATCTTTGAGCGCACGATGGGCCCGGACATTCCCGGCCAGCGTGGCTCTCTCCGGTTTGAGGAAGGTGTAGCGACTGATACCGATGTCCCTAATGACTTCGCTATCGGCTCGTACGTCGATACCTCGTCGGTTCCGGGTCGCCCGAACCACAACAACCCGGCGATGTTCTACAAGCCAGCCGAAGTCACGATGCAGGAGCGTGCCCACGTCGGCTCTGCTTCATGGATCGAGGCCCCGTCTGTGCTTGGAGAGTTCGTTCAGGGTGTCGTGGCTGGTGACGGAATGCCCAAGTTTGAGCGTTCCTTCAACTCTGGCGCACACATGAACCGGCCCAACGCCACTCGCGTCCACGACTAATCCTGCCAGCGGGGCAGGGTCATGGACAAATCACCACTCCGCGTTGTACGCGGGGTTGAGGGTCTGGTAAGGCCACCCGGCTGGCACGGTGCGACCGAGGATAACAAGTACGGTGTCCTCTTTTACGGCGGGTGGCCTAGGGATAGTGCGCCTTCTGCCGTGCGCGGACTGGCTACACGCCAGTTCAACACGATGGTTACCAACGTGGAGACCATCCTCGGCCAGTCCACGGCACAAGAGGTCAGGGCTGGTAGGGAGTGGTACCCCTCTGGTCAAGACCACTCCCGACGTATGGGAAAGTTGGCCGGTCACCGCATTGACTCAGACGCCACTGACGTAGGCGCTGGTGTGATAGCAGCACTGAGCCCATCCGTAGAGTGGGATCTCAACCTCATTAATGCTCACTCCATGGCTACTACAGGTAGAACCTTTGAGACCTATGGAAAGGTTCAGACGGACAAGGCGAGTGACATACTACGAGGTGCCAACCCGGAAGATACTGTGATTACAGGCGGGTCAGAAGGACCCAACCCTAGGAACAAGTCGTATCACTTCTATCGCAACCTGAAAGACCCCAGTGATCCTGCATGGGTGACTATCGACCGCCATGCCCACGATGCCACTACGGGTTCGGTGATTACAGGAGGGGAGAGAGGGTTGTCTGCGCCCGGTAGGTACGACAAGTTCGCTGACATCTACCGTACAGCAGCGGCTCGTCAGGGGATGGACCTACCCAGCACGGCGCAAGCACAAACATGGGGTACTTGGAAGAGGATTAAGGGGGGCCAGAGGCCCGGTTTCAACTTTGACCAGTACCTCCATGACATTGGTGATTACGACAGGTACTACTCACTATAATGTCTAGCGTACACCCTCTGCACCACTTTCCACGCTCGGTCTTCCAGAGCCACCAACCGGTCAAACTCCACCTCTTCGGCCTCGGTGATGTCGGTGATGTCCCCACCCCCAATGTAGTGAGCGGCAAACGTATCGTAGATGGCGAGGAAGTCGTCCTCGTTCAGTGTGATCTCCATGGAGGTACTCTAGCATGACCGAGGCGTGGGGCATTGTCGTGGCGGCGTTGGTCACTGGCTCCTTCGGGGTGCTAGGCTTGTTCTTACGACGCTTTCGGGATGAGAACCAGAGGGACCACGCTGACGTGGCTAACAGGTTGAAAGGTCTCGTGAGGTCCATCGCAGATGTTAAGGTGTCTGTGGACAAGAATGGTGAACGGCTCACCGATCACCTAGACTGGCATGTGAAGGAGAAGAAGCCTCCACGGAGGAAACCAGCAGCAAAGAAGTGACGTGCCCACATGAGGCAGTCATGTCGTGTACCATGAGTGGTAGCAGAAGGAGTAGATGCCGTGTCGAACGACTTACCTCCCGTAACTCTAGTCGAAGCGCTAGAGACCCCCTTACGAGATCCAGTACATCGTAAGTGCCTGTACTCCCGTGTGCGTTCCGGGTTGGCAGAGGAAGAGCAGAACGCCTTGGACCGGGCCTTGGATCGTGTGCGTGGAGACGACAACAACGGCCAGCGTAAGGTCTACTCGTCAGCGTGGTTGGCGAACGTGCTGACCACTCAGGGTCACCCTATCTCTTCTGCGACAATCCAACGACACATCCGTGACGTATGCAGTTGCCGATCTGAGGAGACGACGAATGAGTAACGTGAGCGAACTGTCCAGCAAACTGGACAAGGGTCCACCCAAGCAAGCCATTGGTAAACTGGCTGCTCTACTGGATCGCCATGACATAGACTTGGAAGACATTGGGGACATCAAGAAGGTGTCCCTTTATCAGTCTTTAACGAAGGATTCAGATGGTGAAGCGCAGATTCACGACTTGGTTGGTATCCAGATTTCTCCGGCGTGGGAAACGGGCCCGGAGTGGCCGGTCATCCAACCCGGCCCAGCGATCAAACTTCCCAAGAGTTCTGCCACCAAATCGAAGGCATCGCTAAAGAACTGTGTTGTACTTCCCGACATGCAGATTGGATACTTCAAGGGCAAAGACGGCTCGCTAGAACCAACCCACGATGAGGGTGCCATAGCGCTGTCTCTGGAGATAGTTTCCGACATCAAACCTGAACTGCTGGTACTGGTTGGAGACAATCTGGATCTTCCAGAGTTGGGTAAGTACCGCCTGTCCCCAGCCTTCCAGCAGACCACCCAAGCGTCGGTGGACAGGGCGACAGAAATATGTGCAGCCCTGCGCGCCGCAGCCCCCGGGGCAGAGATCAAATGGCTGGCGGGCAACCATGAGGAGAGGTTGACCAACTTCATGTTGGACAACGCTGCCGCAGCCTTCGGTATCCGTGTTGGCTCTCGTCCAGACAGTTGGCCGGTGTTGAGTATCCCCAGCCTGTGCCGCTTGGACGACTTTAACATTGAGTACCTCGCTGGGTACCCAGCCTCATGCGTTTGGATCAATGAGCACATCAAGGTCATCCACGGCGATCTGGTCCGGTCTAATGGTAGTACCGCTCACGCCTATCTGAATCGTGAGAAGGTATCTGTTTTATACGGACATATACATAGGCGTGAATGGGCTGAGATGACTCGGGAAGACTATGACGGACCTAGGACTGTCATCGCAGCGTCCCCCGGATGCTTGGCCCGCATTGACGGAGCGGTTCCCTCCACAAAAGGGGGCACTGACCTCGATGGTAGGCCCTTGAAGCGCCATGAGAACTGGCAGCAGGGGCTGTCGGTGGTGCAGTACGAGGAGGGCGACGGCA